TGTCCAAACGAGCGGTGTCATGAACTCGTCTGAGATTTGCTCGTATTGCCACCAGAACTCGCCAACGATCCCCTTCTTTGTCACAAGCCGTGCGCCCATTGCGATCTCCCCCTGTCAGTAGTGACTGATTTCCCCTGTTCGAACCATCCGAAGCGGGCCTAGGTCCGCTGTGCCTTCTTGTGTTCGCGACGGCAGAGCGCGAGATAGCCCTCGAAGGTGAAGAACTCGGCCCTGAGCGCCGGGTCCTTTGCCCACTCACTCTTGGCCCGTGCCTCGACGTCGGCGAGAGTGGCGCACGCACTGAACGAACCGTCAGCACCCGACTCCGTCTCGCGGGCGTTCGGCACAGGCTCCGTGGTGTCGTGTTCGATGTCCGCGATGGTCTTGGCCTGCTTTGCGGCCTGCGCGACGTGCTTCGTCATCTGTGCGAAGCACTCCTCGAGCGAGGCGTCGCTCATCGCGAGTTCGTAGGCCTTGTCCTTGTGCTCGTCGCCGGCAGCTTCGAGCAGCTTGTTGAACCGATGCTTTACGCTCGCTGCGCCCTCTTGAAAGCCCTCTTGCTTGACGGCGTCGTGCACGTCGGCGTGCGAGGCCTTCAGTGTTTCCTTTGACAGTGGCACCTGGGCCGGCGCCTGGTCGTTCTTGTCCTTCGTGTCGCCCATGTCTTCCCCCGTGCATCTGAATGTGACTTCGAGTTCTTGGTTGCCCCTGTTGAAGACCTCCGCCTCGGTATCCGAGTCTCGGCCCAGGGATGTGAATGAGACCTCGAGGAGCTCGTTGTCTCGTAATACTGAGATTGGCACCGAGAACTTCCTGCCGTTGACGGTGACCGTCTTGCCTTCGCCGAACTCTTCGACGCTGCTTGGCACGACTGCAATGCTCATCTGGAAGGGGAAGCCCTCGCGTGCTTGCGCGGTGATCTCTTGCGCTGACTCGCCCGTCAGGAGCATGCTGCCTTCGACCTCCATGCCCTGTTTGGTGAACTTGATGCTCTCGGTGAATCCCACGCGGTCGCGAGACCAGTGGTCGGCCAGCACGCCCGTCTTCTGCTTGAGCCTCATGTTCGCGAAGTCGATCACGAAGCGACCGAAGAAGTAGCTGTCCATTGCCTTGCCGGTGTTGGCAATCCCTTGGAACTTCGGCTGAGACTGCTTGCCGTCCTCCTCGCCATCTGCCGCAAACCTGAACGTCAGCGGCAGATCCGACTTGAAGACGCAATCACTCCGCTTGAGCTGCTTCGTCGTCATCTTCTTCGACCTCTCGAGGCGCAGGCACCTCGTCTTCATTCCCCTGATCCCCGCCAGCATCACCTTCGGAGTTGTCTGCCGGCTCCGGACTTGCTCCACCGCCCCCTGACATGTCAATCCCGAGTTCCTCTGCCAGCGCATTCTCCTTGGCGAGCTGTTCCGCCGTCTCTTCCCAGTCCTTGCCCTGCTGTGCGCACACATCCGCTCGGGTGTCAACGCCGAGCTTGATCCCTGCCTCGGCTGCCTGGACCTCTTTCAATGGATCCAGCCAGTTCCAGCCAGGCGTTTCCCAGCGAACACGGCACCACTCATCGAACTTCTCATTGAACTGCTCGACGGTGATCGGCAGCATGCCACGCTCGACCATCTCTCTGATGAACAGCCGCCAAACCACGCGATCGCGACGCCTGATCTGCATGGTTTGCGTGATGCGGAACGTGTTGTAGACATCGAGAAGCGCTGCTCGAGTGTTGCTGAAGTTGCTCTGCGAGAAGTCCTTCCGCACGAGTTCGTACGGCAAGCCAAGAGCCGAGCAAATCGAGCGATCCATGCGCCGCTGAAAGGCCTCGTAGTCGCTACCGGCGGCCTTGGGATCGAGGAACTTGATCTCCTGCCCAGGCATCAGGTAGCGCATGACGGCGAGCTCGAGTTCTTCAATCTGGTCAGTATCGACCGTCTTGGCGGTTTCGGCCGCGGCGACGCTGTGAGGATCAGGCGTCTCGACCCAAGCCGAGAGCAACGTGCGGACCCTTTGCATAGTCAGCGTGGTCTCGTCGAGGTAGTCCGCGTCCTCGATGGCCGTCATGCTGGGTGCCAGCAACGGCACGCCGCGTGACTGGCCGGGCCTGCTCATGCTGTAGGTGTGGATGATGTTCTTGCGCCCCAGAGCGGACCATCGCGGGATTCGGATGAAGTCCTCGCGTTTGAGGAAACCGGCGCGACCGGGGTGCCGGCGCATGAACCAATAAGCGACAGGCTGCCCGCGCTTGCCGAGTTCGACGCCGCCACGCAGGTTCTCGTTGTCCTGCGGTCTTCCTGGCGGGGTGGCCATCTGGTCTGGCTCGATCGAGTTGAATGCGAGGGAGAGTGGACGATTCTCTGGCCCTAGCTTCAGGCTCTGCCGCTGCAGGATCCCCTCGCCGCTCATGAGCATCGTCTGGAAGTCGAGTCGCTGCAGCTCGTAGTAGCTCAGGCGCTCGGTGGAGTCCGGCCATTCCTCCTCAGCCCAGGCCTCCCAGGCATCCTCAGCTTGTTCGGTGAACTGCTTCACGAGCGATTCACCCACGCCGAGGCGATCGGCCCGTGGCCGGGACTGCGGCTTCAAGCCCCGTCCGATGACGTTGTCGACCATGGTCTTGATGATCGAGGCGCCGATCGTGGTGTTCTTGTGCAGGTCGCGCGACTTCTCACGCAGCTGCGGCAGGTCCTCGAGGATCTCCGCGTCGGCGTCCGCAATCGTCCCCCGCTTCCCGTGGAGGCGATCGATCTGCCCGCCTCGATATGAGAACTTGTAGTGCTGCGTGAGCTCTCGAAGCCTGTCCTTCCGGCGACGCGCGCGGTTCCGTTCCATCTCGAGTCGTGCGAGATCCTCGACAGACTCTCGCTGGCGTTTTCGTGCCTTGGTCTTGCGCTTTCTCGTCGCCGTCGTCACAACCTGACTGCCTCAATCAGCGTCTTCGCGATGCCCCTGCCGGCGTTGATCTCATCCTGGAGCGTATTGCGCAAACGCATCAGAGAATCGAGGGGATGCCGGGTAAGGCTCATCCCCTCGACCGAGTAGCTCACCACCCCCACAGCCGTTGCACCGCCGCCGTCCAGCGAGTACTTGATGGCGCAGTTGACCGCATCGAGCAACTCCTGATTCGTAGGAACACTCGCCCCCATGTGGTGGAGCGTCTCAAGACACTTGGGCTGGATCTAGCCCCTTGTTTCGCAGTTGCGAAAACTCAGTCTTGACTCTCGGTGAGTTCTGGGTCCTCCAGGGTTCGGAACCGCGCCTTGCAGGATTGGCAGACATGGTATCTGACGGTCACACTTGCCTTTCTGTAGGTCCCTCTGATATGCACGCGACTGGAGCCGCACACCATGCAAGGAACCCGACGCCACCCTTTGTAGCCCTTGCCAATCCGCTCCGGATATTTGGTTCGGCGCGCTGAGCTCAACGACGTCTCCCCCCTCGAACACGATCGAGGTAACCACCCCTCGAACGCTTGCGATTATAGCGTTCTGCCTGCTCATCGCCCTCACTACGTCGCCGCCCCCTCGAGGAGGACTTCGGTACGTCGTCAGTGGGCCTCACCATCGCGTGCACGCCAATCTGATACGCCGCCGCAAGCGCGTAGACCTCGCAGTCGAGGAAGTGGTTCGCGCGATGCCCGGGCTTGGTCACCCATTCGTAGTGTCCGCCACGCTTGTTCCTGTTCCGCACGTAGATCCGATGCTCGCTCACCACCTGACGTAGATACTCGTCTGTGACATTCTCAGGCAAGTGCCACAGGGCCTCGTCTTTGTTCGCAATGAGCCGCATGAGCTTGTCTTTGAAGAAGTCAGTGTCCAGATTGCAGAGCTGCACACTGCCGCGGTAGGCGGAACCGGTGTAAGGATGCCTGTCGATCTTGCTCACAGTGATTGGCACACCGCTACGAGTGCGATCGAGGCCCTTGATGGGCCGTGAGACGTCCTGCCAGGCCCTCGTGAACTCGTAGACCTCGTCCGTGCGGTAGCCGGAGTCCACGAAGGCCATTCGAATCGGGAGGTCCCCATATCGGATCTCAAAGAGCTCTCTGGCGAGAGACTCCCAATAGATCGGTTGTCCGGCCTTCAGTAGCCAGCTCTCCTCACCGTAGCCCCAGCCACGGATGACGCAGTAGAACTTGTTCTTCTGCACGTCGACGCCGGCGGTGATGACCTTGACGCCGGGTGGGCACTCCTGCTGCTTGTAGCCTCCGCGCCGTGCGGCGACAGTCTTCTTGGTGATGTCGTGGTCCTTTTCTTCCCAGATCTCGCCGAGCCACGAGTTGATGAAGTTCATCAGCAAGGCGACGTCACCCTGCGACTTCACCCACTTCGCCGCAATGTCACTCCAGGTGATCCACGGCGAGTAGAAGCAGTTCACGAAGAACCCGACTTCGCCGGAGATCTCCGGCGGATCGACAATCGAGCCGTCTTCCAGGACCTCATCTTCCTCGCGAGCCCACACGCCACGGTCGAGCATCTCTGGCTTGTCTGTGTCGAGGACCTCCTCGCCGCATTCTGGGCAGAAGTACTGCGCCAGGTCGTGCTGCCGGATCAGACGCTCGTCGCGCTCGTCCTCTGGCCAGTGCAGATGTTCCTTTGAAAAGAGGAAGTACGCATCGCAACAGGGACATGGCACCCAGTACCGCAGTTGAACGTCGCAGGCCTGCCATGCTCGCCACACGAGTCCGTACCGGTTTGTGGGCGTACTCGTGACGAAGATCTTGTAGTTCCAGAACGTCCTCGTGCGCTCCTCGGCAAGGCTGACAGGATCGGCCTCCTTGCCCGAAAACGCCGGATACTTGTCTACCTCATCGAGGATCAGATATCGAATCGCCTTCGACGCCAGGCTGTCCGGTTGAGTGGCGGCGCCGAGACTCACGTCCATGAGATCACACTTGAAGTGCAGACCCTTCTTGTCAACAAAGTGCCGGTAGAGGTCTGGGGAGCCCTCGATCTGCCGCGCGATTCTCTCGTCAGCAAAGTCCCGTGCGATCTCTTCCTTCGGCAGAACATAGAGCGTCGGGCCCGGATCTTGGTCGATCGCATAGCCCAGGCAGTTGAGCTGCATCTGACTGCCGCCGATTTGGGTGCTCTTGAGGAAAACGATTTTGGTGACATCGGGGTTTCCCCACGCGTCCATGATGCCGCGGGCGTACGGGGTTCGGGAGATTCGGTAGGGTCCGCCCTCGGCATTGCCCTTGTGCGGGATACAGACCGAGCGCTGGGCCCATTCCGTGACCGTGAGGTCCTCAGGCGGTTTCCAGGCCTGTCTCTCCGCAGGCCACCAATCGACCTTACTTCTTCGTCGGCGGCCTGCCACGGCCGCGCCTGATTTGCTTCTTCCCACTCGCCGCCCCTTGGTTGGCGTATTTCTCGCGTACGTCCCTAGTGTACGCGTCGATCATCTTCTTGATCTTGCGCGCTGGTCGGTTCTCACACTTCGGTGCGAGCGCTGTCCCCATGCGGTCCAAGGCCTGCGAGACCTCGAGAACCCGCGCGCCCCACTCCCGTTCGATGGCCTCGCGCTCGAGCAACTCGCCCTGCACTTTGAGCAGCTCGATCTCTTTCAGCTGTGCACGACTTTTCTCATAGAGCGCCTCCCAGTCCTGCTCGGCGGACGGGCTTGGCTTCCGTTCATCCTCGAGCTCGCGGCGCCAGTCCATCACAGTCTTGACGCTGTAGCCGCCGTGATCCTCAACGGGCATGTTCTCCTCATGCAACCATCGGCCGACAGTTCTGACTGTGACCCCGACCGCAGCGGCAAGCTCACGCTGCGTGCGCACATGCCCAGGCGGCAGCGTTCGTTCAGGTTTCAACTTGGACACGGACATCAACTTTTCTCACAAAAAATGCGGAGAGACCGAACTACCGAGGCGACCCCTTACGGTTTGGGGGCTAGGAAGGACCCGCTGGCCACATCAAGCCGCTCTGTGCAGGCAGTATTCGCATTCTCTGTGCACCGATCACCCTTCTCCATCTTATTAGGCACTTCCCTGCATCGACTAGCCGTGTGCCTGGAAGTGATAAACGTCCTTGCCATGTGCGTGGGTGTTCTTGTTCTCCCAGGTGAGATTCAAAAACGGTCCATCGGAATCAACGCCAATCGTGCCTCGATACTCAAGGATGATCGGTGTGGCATCGGGCCAGTTGACCGGAACGATTTCGGTGGTGAACGAGAGTTCCTTGTCATGCACCGTGCCCTTGCCCTCTATGGCGGGTCCGCCTGTCGGGCGATGTACATGCACTGTGAAGTTATCGAGATCTTCAAAGAACTCCAGGCGTTCCTTAGTCTCGCCCACATAGACACCGTCAAATCTCAGTTCGTGTTCCGTCATTGCAAAGCTCTCCTTGCTAATGTGGTCACCCATTTCGAGTTGTCTCAAGCACGGCAGCACTCAGCGTTCTTGGGCAGGGCACGTCCGACTGGCCCCTTGAATCCATGTTCGGCATTGGTTGTTGCTCTCCTCCGAGGTTTTGACGACCTCGGAGGACACAGCCAAGACGAAGTCCTTGGGTCCTTGGCTTTCGAATGGGCCCTTTCGGCTGCGGATCCCATGCCTTTTGTGTCCATTATCTGCTGTGCTTCCAGTGACTGGTCGCCCCATTCTTCAGTGAAGGTCTCCATCACTATTATCCACCCTGATCGCCCATGGCGAGATCCTTGACGTCTGGCAGTTTCTGATGATTCGCG